TATCGGGGAGCAGATTGCAAATCTCGTAATTGGTGGTACAATATCGAATACGAAGGATTATGATCTTGTCGGGCCTGACGGAACGACTTACGACGTAAAAACAAAACGCTGTACTTCCGAGCCTATGCCTCACTACGAATGTAGTGTTGCTGCATATAATACAGTACAAAAGTGTGATAAGTATATTTTTATTAGAGTTGAATTTGTTGATAATAAATATACTAGAGCTTGGTATCTTGGAAGTATAGATAAAAATCTATATTTCAATAAAGCCCGAAAACTGTATAAAGGCCAAAAAGATGGCTCTAATTGGTTTACTGTTAAAAGTGATTGTTATAATTTGAAAATTGAGGACTTGAATGACAATAACAATACAGACAACTCAGAAGAGGGAAAAATTTAGTTATTTTTTAAATATTATTAAAGCCGCTAGTCTTATGTATGAAGATGGCGGCATCTCTCAATTATTTGATAAACTTGATTCTATAGATACAATTGGTATATTATACGTTGACGGGCTTGCTTGCTCTTGTGCTATAACAACTAAGAGCAATACAATGTTTAGCACATATAATATTGCTGCATACACAAATCCGTCATTTAGACATAAAGGTTTCAGCAAAATACTCTTAAAAAAAGTTCTATCTAGAGACAGAACAAAGTTTAAAAATAAAGTATACAAGTCTTCTAACTATAAATTTTACTCTAGAATAATTACAAAGAATTTGGTGTTTTAATATGAATAAGAATCATTTTTGTGTTTTTGACTTTGAAACAGGTGGTGGTGAAGATCCGGCTAAATGCCAGATAACTCAGCTTTCGGCGGTTATAATCAACCCTAGAAGCCTGAGGGCAGAACCCGGAGGAATATTTGATTCCGAGGTTCAGCCCATATTTGATAACGATAAAGCTATTGCGGCTGGCCTAAATCCTGTCCAGCAAGAGGCTTTAGATGTTACACGTAAAACTAAAGAAAAGCTCATGCAAGCTCCATCAGAAAAAATAGTATGGGAAAAATTCAGACAGTTTATTAAGCGATTCAACATGAAAAACAGCGTGTATACTGCACCTATTCCCGTTGGCTATAACATAATAAACTACGATATGCCCATTATTAATAGGTTATGTCTGCAATATGGGCCTACATCTAAAGATAGACAGTCTATATTTAATCAGTTATATAAAGTTGATTTACTTGATTATTTTATGATGATGACTGAAAACTCGGTTAATATAACTTCCCGCAAGCTTGTTGATATGATGGATTTTATGGGAATGCCTTCTAGTATGAAGGCTAATGCACACGATGGATTGCACGATGTAAAATGCACAGCTAATATTTTCATCAAGCTGATGCATTACCAGCGTGCTATTACTCTAAAAACAGATTATTCCAAGGCTTTTGCCGATAGCCCTTTATTTATAGAATGAAAAAATGACAGAATTAGTTCCTTGGGTTCCTCTACACCAACACTCAAATCTCAGCCTTCTGGACGGTTTTTCCGTTCCTAAAGATATTGCACAGACATGTGCTAGCTATGGTTATCGGGCCGCAGCTATTACTGACCATAGAAATGTAGCCGCCCACGTAAAATTCTTTAAGGCTTGTAAAGATGCCGGTATTAAGCCGATTTTAGGCTGCGAATTTGATATATCAGATGATTTGTCCACGGTCAGAACTGCCGCAAATCGTTCTACTAATCACTTGGTAGTTCTATGTAAAAATCTGGCGGGATGGTATGAAATGCTTCGGGCCGTATCAAAAACAAACAACCCTGAATCTTTTTATTATAAGGCCCGCATATCTTTAGAAGAATGCAAAGAGTTTCTGTCTAGCGGAAATCATATAGCTATCAGCGGTCATGCTGGAAGTACAATTTGTGATATACTTTTTACTTCTACATCTGTTTACAGAAGCAAAAGTGAAGAACAGGCCCGCACGTTCTTGCGTGAAGATTGGGAAGCAGTTCTAGAACAACATATACAAAAACATATTGATGTATTCGGTAAAGACAATTTCTTTCTTGAGATTCAACTAATCGATAAAGAACATTTACCAATGAGTTCTGTAACGGCAGAATGTTTGCGATATATATCTAAAAAATTAAACATTAAAACAGTCGCTACCGCCGATAGTCATTATGTTCGTAAGAGCGATGCTATTTACCAAAGAATTTTATTGTGTTCTAACTTAGGACGTACTTTGCCGGGAGTTATGCGTGATATTCAGAACGGAAAAGATGTTCCTCTCGGTACATTCTTCGTATCTGATAATTATCATATTCCTACATATGCTGAAATGCAGGCATTGCATACTCAGGAAGAACTAGAAAATGCAGTTTTGATAGCCGATATATGCGAAGAGTACGACATTCTTTCAACTCCGCAATTGCCAAAATTTGATTGCCCAAACGGTATGTCTGAAATCGAGTATGTAAAACAATTATGTCGCGAAGGATGGAAAAAGCTACCCGTTAAAAAACAAAAGAATCAAGTATATATTGATCGTGTAAAAGAAGAACTTCAAGTTATTGAAGAAGCTAATCTAGCTGGATATTTTCTTATTGTTTGGGATATTATCAGATTTTGCAAGTCTAAAAATTGGAAAACAGGGGTTGGTAGAGGATGTTTTTTGCCAGATTCATTGGTTAAAATGAGTGACGGTACATTTACGCCAATTTCAATGATAAATATTGGAGATACAGTTATTGATGCGTTTGGAAAGCCTCAGGAAGTTTATAATAAATTTGAATATCATGTTAATGAAGAATTATTGGAAATTGAATTTGAAAATGGAAAAATTATAAGATGCACAAAAGATCATAAATTTTTAACAACAAATAGGGGTTGGGTAGAAGCAGAAAATTTGACAGAAGAAGATGATGTGTCCGAGGTATAAAATTTAGACCCCCGACCTACACTTTCTGCGTATATATTGATAAGGAGATTAATATGAAAACAATAGAATATGCAGACTTTAAAAAAAACAATTATGATATCAAGGGAATATCAAATCACAAGCTTGTTAATGGAACATGCTGTAATTGTAAAAATACCTTTGAATATTCTCAGGTTAAAGTTTTTATTAGAAACAGAAAAAATTCACCAAAAGAGATTTGGGATTATTGCCAAAAATGCTTTTTTTTAAAGAAAACATCTTTAAATGAAGTCTGGATAGAAAAAAATAGACATGCCCAACTTATAGCTCAAAATAAACCGGAGCAAAAAATTAAAAACGCTAATGCCGTTTCTAAATCTTGGACTCAAGATAGAAAAAATCAAAATAGTTTATATTTAAAAGAAAGATGGAAAGACGATGTTTTTGCCAAAAAAGCTTTAAAGAACTTAGAATGGACTCAGTCCGGAAATATTGTTAATCACCCGATTTTTAGAAAATCTGTGTGTATTGGAGGGCATAAAGGACAATACAAAGAATTTCCTTACGATAGTTCGTTGGAGTTATCATTTATTTTATATTGCTTAGAAAATAACATTAAAATACAAAGATGTAATTTTGGAATAAATTATATAGATGAAAATAAAAAAAATAGAATGTATTATCCTGATTTTATAATAAAAGATAATATAATTGTAGAGATAAAAGGGTATGGATTGTACTATAATAAATTTTACGAACGCAATATCTGCAAAATTCAGGCTTTGAAGGATTTTTGTACACATAATGATTATACATATTCAATCTTTTTTCAAGATCACGAGTTTGTAAAATCAAATTATAAAAAAGCAAGAAAATTACATAATGAAAATAAAAAAGAAAACAGTATTTGAGTATGTAGGGCCGGTAAATGACCTATCTGTAGAAAATAGCAACTCTTATAATGTAGAAGGTTTAGGAGTTCATAACTCAGCAGCAGGCTGTTTAATGTCATACCTTATAGGTATTACAGGTATTGATCCTATTCCATATAATCTACTGTTCAGTAGGTTTTATAACTCCGGAAGAAAAGGCACTTTACCAGATATCGATCTTGACGTTCCAAGCCAACATAGAGATGAAATTATTCAGTACATTAAAAGTAAGTATGGCGAAGACAAAGTTTCTCAGATGGCTACATTCTCTTCGCTTATGGGCAAGTCTGCCCTTAAAGAAGTCTTGCGTATTGAAGACGCTGTAACTCCCGCAGAAGCAAATGAAATCACAGAACATATTCCTGATAAGGCGGATATTGCCGACGAATTAGAAAATATGGAAGATCCGTCTATTATCAAGTGGGCGTTGATTAATAGGGCAAGTAAATTATCTCAGTGGTGCACTATCGATGAAAACGATAACTTGTCCGGGCCTTTAGCTGGATCTTTTTATCGAGCAATACAGATTGAAGGCTGTTATAAATCTCAGGGCAAGCATCCGGCGGGCGTTATTATCTCTTATAGGCCACTACAAGAGATTTGTCCGGTTGTTAGGGATAAAGACGGAGCACCTATTGCGGGCCTAGAAATGGGCGATTTGGAAGCTTTAGGACACGTAAAATTTGATATTCTCGGTGTGTCTATCTTAGATAAGTTAATGGATATAATTCCGCATTTACCGGAAGGATGTAATATTGAAAATCTAGAAGATAGAGCAACTTGGCAAACTTTCGCAGATGGTGATGTAAAAGGTATATTCCAGCTAGAAAAACAAAAACGCTGGGTTAAAAAATTAAAACCGGAAAACATTCACCATTTAGCTGCTCTAGTTTCAATTATCCGTCCCGGTGTTGTTGAGGCAATTGAAAATGATAAGTCTATGACTCAGCACTATATCGACAGAAAAAACGGAGAGGAAGAAGTTCCAAGTATACATGAGGTTATTGATAAAACTCTCAGGGACACATATGGAGTTTTAGTATATCAAGAAACGGCTATGTTGCTGTCCAGAGATATTGCCGGATTTACTCTAGATGAAGCTGACGAACTAAGAAAAGCTATTGGTAAAAAACGTACCGATGTTATGGCGAAAGTAAAAGATAAATTCTTCAAAGGTTCTTCTAAAGCATCAGTTGTAACAGAAGAGATTGCAAAAAAAATGTTTGATTGGATTGAGAAAAGTCAGCGTTATAGCTTTAATGCGAGTCATGCGTACTCATATGGGCATAATGCTTATTATTCTGCCTACTGTAAAACACATAATCCTATTAAGTTCTATGAAGTATATCTAAATCATTCTAAAAACGGCCCCGACCGAATGGATGAAATAAAAGATTTAGTAAATGATGCCAGACAACATGGAATTAATATTATTCCGCCATCTTTGAATAACTTATATGAAAACTTTACTGCTATTCCGGAGAAAAATGAGATTGCTTATGGCTACGGGCACGTTAAAAATGTCGGTGTAAAAGAAGCAGCTAAAATAGAAGACATAAAATCTCAATATGATGTAGAAAAATTTAGCTGGATAGATATATTATGCACTTTTAACAAAGTTAACAGTTCTTCTATGAATGCGCTAATTGCAGTTGGTGCTTTTAATGGAGACTATAATAAAAATAGTAGAGACAAAATGCTCTATGAATATAATACTTTTAAGGATCTTACTGATAAAGAAATATTATTTATCAAAGATAATGCAGAAAAAGATAAAGACTTGCTATATCATATAAATTTGCTAATAAATAAATATAAGCTTACAAGCAGTAGAATGGTTAAGGTTTTAGGAATGAAGTCAGCACTGGAAAATCCAATGTATGATATTAATGACTCTGCGGCCATGATATTACAAAAAGAGCGTTTCTATATGGGGCTTCCGCTTTCTTATTTGGGTGATGTTTCACCGGGAAGTTATTCTTCTGATACTACATGTCTTGATGTTGTAAGCGGAAATGCTAAAGGAACTATTAATCTTATAGTTAATATAACAAATGTTAGAGAGCATAAGGTTAAAAACGGTAAAACACCGGGGCAAATGATGGCATTTATTAGCGGTGAAGATAGCACAGGATGCTTGAGATCTATTGTTGCTTTTCCTAAAGAATATG